GAGTATGCCGACCTGCTTGACGCGATCTCCGGTGACATTTCCGGCTACTACGCAGACAGGGCGGGTGGAACACCCAAGTCCTGGCGTACGGCGATGCTCGCCGAGACCTGGTACTCCGCCAGCGAGGCGGTAGACGCCGGCCTGGCGGACCAGGTGACCGGAACCAAAGACGAGCCGGATAACCGGACTCGACTCATCAAGGCGCGGCATCGCGCCGCTCTCAACGCCCTGGAAGGGGTGAAGTAGTGCGCACCATCGAGGAGATCACCGCCGCGATGACCGCGCTCGTGGATGGGGCGGCGAACCGCAGCCTCACCGACGACGAGGTCACGCAGTACGAGGGACTGGAGCAGGAGCTCTCGAGCGTCAAGCGCAGCGACGAGATCCGTGCCCGGAACGGGGCCTACAACACGGTCTCCATTCCGGCTGGAATGCCTCGGCCGACGACGGAGCCCAAGGACACGTACGATAAGGCATTCAACAACTACCTCCGTACGGGTAAGCCCAACGCCGACCTCATCAGCAATGCGCAGTCTGAGGGCATTCCGTCCGAGGGCGGCTATCTGGTGCCGGACACCTTCCGCACCAAGCTAGTCGAGCGCATGAAGGCGTACGGCGGTATTGGGTCGGTGGCCGAGCGGTACACCACGGGATCTGGTGCTCCGGTCGAGTGGCCGACCGTGGATGACACAGCGAACGAGGCTGAGATCGTTGCCGAGGGCAATACGTTCTCGGACGGCGCAGACCTCGTGTTCGGAACCAACAGCCTCGGGTCGTACTCATACGTCGCCGGGGGCGGTTCCTCGACTCCGCTGCGTGTAAGCCTGGAGCTGTTGCAGGACACCGCCTTCGACATCGAGGCGCTGCTCACTCGGCTTCTGGGTAAGCGCATCGGACGCATTCAGGCCCGGCACTTCGCTACCGGTACTGGCGTCGGTGAGCCGCTCGGTCTGGTCACGGGCCGAACTCCGGTGCAGACGGCGGCGAATACTGGGGCGACCTATGCGGACCTGGTGACCATCATCCACTCGGTGGACCCTGAGTATCGGCAGAACGCTCGGTGGGTCATGAACGACCTGTCGCTCGCTTCCATCGAGAAGTTCGTGGACTCGCATGGTGACCCCATCTTCCGGGGCGCGGGAGCCAACATGGCGCTTGGCTTTAACGAGGCCACGCTGCTGGGGTACCCGATCACCATCGACCAGGCCATGCCCGACATCGACGTGGACGACTCCACCGACAAGTGGGGGGCCTTCGGAGACATCCGCCAGGGCTACGTGGTCCGGGATGTCAAGAACGTTCAGCTTCTGGTCAACCCGTACTCGCGCATGGCATATCGCCAGGTGGAATTCACGGCGTGGGCTCGGGCGGATGCGACCCAGCAGGACACCAATGCCTATGTCGTCTTCTCCGGAAAGAGCTGACCATGACTGCACGTGAACTCATCCGGCCTCGCGTCCTGGCGACCGGTGCGGCCTCGATTGCGACGGCGACCACGACCAGCCTCGACTTCGGTACGCCGGATGACAACTGGGTCCAGGTAGGGGACAACTTCAAGCCAGGCGATCGCCTGGTCGCTGTCGTCACCCTCTCCACCGCCGGTACTACCGACACCACCGGTGTAGTCGTCCAGGACGCCGACAACAACGCGGGGTCGATCGGGACCCCGGCGACGGCGGTTACTACCGGCTCGCTGGCCGGTGGGACGGGCAACCAGTACATCGTCGTAGGCATCCGCGTGCAGTCGGAACGGCCGTGGGTCCGCATCCGCGTCACCCGGGCTTCCGGAACTACGGACACCGTTGTTGCGCGCTGCGTTCTGCTGGCCATCCCGCACAACATCTGAGAGGAGGCAGTCGTGACCTGGGCACCTGACTACGTAACGGCTTCGGAACTGAAGTCTTACCTTCGGATCGATGACACAGCCGATGACGTGTTCATTGGTCTCTGGGTCACGACTGTCTCTCGCAACGTTGACGACCACTGCGGCCGACAGTTCGGCCAGGTAGACACCCCGGAATCACGTACGTACGAGGGTGTGTGGAACCGGGACCTGGGCCTGTACGTGGCCGAGATCGATGACCTGATGGATCTGACCGGGCTGGCATGGGAAGACGAGGCCGGCGTGGAGGTCACGGACTACGAACTGTGGCCCCGGAATGCCCAGCAGAAGGGCAAGCCATACACCCAGATCCGCACATCAACGGCCGGTTGGCTGGTGGGTGTCGCGCCCTGGGGATGGTCGGCTATTCCATCGTCGGTGAAGACCGGAATCTTTCTCCAAGGTGCCCGGCTGGCCGCTCGCCGTGACTCGCCATTCGGCATCTCCGGGTCCCCCTCTGAGCAGGGTGAGATTCGGCTGCTGGCCCAGCTCGACCCGGACTTCCGGACGTCGCTGAAGCCGTTCGTGCGGAAGTGGTGGGCGGCATGAGGCTCAACCTTGTGATGGATGAGGTCGCGAAGGCGCTCGAACAGATCACCGGTCTACGGGTCTTCGCGTACCCCCCTGAGACCCTGGTGCCCCCTGCCGGATATGTGAGTTACCCCGGGTCGGTGGACTTCGATCAGACGTACCAGCGGGGCGAGGACCAGTTCACCGACCTTGCAGTCGTGCTCGTGGCATCCAAGGTGACCACCAGAGCCGCGCGGGACACGGTGGCGGTGTGGGCATCGGGTGACGGTCCTAAGTCCGTCAAACGCGCTCTAGAGACGTGGGAATGGGCCACGTGTGACGACGTAACCGTCACGTCGTGCGAGTTCGATGTCGAGAAGATCGCAGGAGTCCCATATCTGGCTGCGATGTTCAAGGCAACCGTTGTAGGACCCGGAGAAGAGGACTGATGGCTACCACCTTGAAGACGGTTGTCACGGCACAGATCGAGACGACGTTCAAGAACCTGCTCGACCTATCCACGCCGGTCGACAACCTGACCCAGACTGCGAAGATCCAGCTTGCTAACGGAACCAGCGCCAGCAGCGCGGATCTGTGCTTCCACGACCAGCGCACGATCAACGCGTCTTCAAACGAAGACCTGGACCTGGCCGGCTCTCTGGCCGGTCCCTTCGGAGCCTCGCAGGTGTTCGTGGAACTTCGCGCGATCATGATCAAGGCTGCGAGTGGCAACACCAACAACGTCCGAGTTACCCGACCGGCCAGTAACGGCGTGCCGCTGTTCCTTGCGGCGAGCGATGGCATCGACATCCCGCCTGGGGGCGTCTTCCTGTGGTCGTGTCCAGCTGACGGCAAGGTCACTGTCACTGCCTCGACCGGTGACCTCATCAACATCGCAAATTCGTCTAGCGGTACGGCAGTCACTTACGACGTCGTCATCGTCGGCACTAGCGCTTAAGGAAGCTTTGTCATGGCGCGTAAGCACAGCAAGCACACCGTCATCATCATCGACGACAACGACGTCTCGACGTTCTGCACCGACTCGAACTGCGAGCAGTCGGCTGGGACCGAGGACAACACGACGTATGGCAAGAACGCTGTGGTCAAGGATCCCACCCTGCTCACTGGGGCGTTCGGTTGCGGGGGGAAGTACGACGACGGTGTTACCGGCCCTCGGGCCGTGCTGAAGCCCCTTGTCGGCACGAAGGTCACTGTGAAGTACCGGCCCGAGGGCACCGGCGCTGGACTCCCTCAGGACAGCTTCGAAGCCGTCATCACGAAGTACAACGAGACCGCGCCCGTGGCCGGATACCGACTGTGGACCGTCGAAACCGAGCCATCGGACGAGTGGGACTCGACCGACCAGGCCAGCTGAGAAAGGCAACAGAACATGACCGACTACGCGACCATCGACGACCTAGGCGCCGACGTTGTCGAAGAAACGCGGGACGTGACCCTGCCGAACGGAAAGATCGTCAAGGTTCGCGGCTTGTCCCGCTTCGAGCTTCTGCTCAATGGCAAGAACACCGAAGACAGCGCCCTCATCGAGCGCCGCAATGTTGCCGCCTGCATGGTCGAGCCTCGAATGACCGTGGTCCAGGTAGAGGCATGGCAGAAGAAGGCCGCGGCAGGTGGGGCGTTCAAGGTCATCTCCGAGGCCATCCGGGACCTGTCTGGACTGGGTGAGGGTGCCGACAAAAGCAATCTACGCGACGTTCGAGACGAGTCCTGACCAAGAATTCGACCACTACTTGGTCGAGAAACTGGGATGGCGGTCGGTGGCGGAGATGCGACGCAGCATGTCAGCCATGGAGTGGTTGCGGTGGCACGTGTATTACGGCCGTAAGGCCCAGCGGCACGAAATAGCAGCGGCGGGAGGGTAACCGGGTGGAAGCGAAAATTCAGGTCGGTGGACTGGCCGCGCTGAACCGTGGGCTGAAGGCGGTCGACAAGAACGCGCCGAAGGAGTTACGTCTCGCCCTGAATTCCGCAGCTGACTTGCTGGTCGACGCGACCCGACCCAAGATCCCGTCAGTGTCCGGAGCAGCCCGACGGAGCCTGGTGGCACGGTCCACACGCACATCAGCACGGGTGGGTGTGGGCGGCAAGAAGGCTCCTTACTACCCGTGGCTGGACTTTGGTGGCCAGGGCCGGATCAAGGGTCGCCCTGCACCCCGACAGTTCATCCGCGAAGGGCGATACCTGTACCCCACTCTGCGGCAGGTTCGCCCTCGTATTGAGGCCCACCTCCAGCAGGCCCTTTCTGACCTGGTGCGTAACGCCGGCCTGGAGGACTGATGCCCAACACCATGACCCTGGAGTTCGCTGGTGACGCCAGCAAGCTCCAGCAGGCTGCGAAGAAGGCCACGGCGGCTACCGATGAGGTTGCCAATGCGGCGAAAGACGTCTCTGCCGACTACGACAAGGCCGGGCAGGCGTCGGACCGCTATGGCCAGAAGATGGGCGACCTTGGCTCGGCCGCGACCGGCACCATGGATGCCGTCGACGCGCTCGGTGGTGGTTTGCAGGCGGTCGCCGACGTCCAGGACTTCGCCCGCGACAAGGCCGCGAAGCTGGCCCGCGCGAACGTCGATGTAATGCAGGCCACCGAGGACATGGCCCAGGCGACCCGTGATGCGTCCCAGGCGACCATCGACGGTGAGCAGGCTGTCCTGGATGCCACCCAGGCCAAGCTGGATCAGAAGACGGCCTTGGACGACTACAACGAGGCGGTCAAGGAGCACGGCAAGAACAGCGACGAGGCGCGCCAGGCCCAGATCGACCTTAAGCAGGCGGGCATCGACCTGAAGCAAGCGCAGGAGGAGTCCGCCCAGGCCATCCGCGACGCTTCGCAGGCCAACATCGACGCCAAGACGGCGCAGGTTGACCTCAACGACGCGATGCACGAGGCAAACCCGCCGGAGTTGCAGGAATGGGCCGACAAGATGGCCCTGATCACGCCGCTGCTGACCGCCATGATGGGCGCCACCGTGCTGGTCACGGCTGCTCAATGGGCGTGGAACGTTGCGCAACTCGCCTCACCTACGACGTGGATCGTCCTGGCCGTACTCGCGCTCGTCGCCGTCATCGTGCTGATCGCTACCAAGACAGACTGGTTCCAGAAGGCTTGGCGGGCGTCGTGGAAGTGGATCAAGGAAGCGGCCAGCAACGTCTGGGACTGGCTGAAGAAGGTCCCCGGCTGGATCGGAGACGCCTTCGGCAAGGTTGCCTCGTTCATCACCGCGCCGTTCCGCTGGGCGTTCAACTTCATCGCTGACGCGTGGAACAGCACCATCGGGTCCCTCTCCTGGTCGGTGCCCGGCTGGGTCCCCGGCATCGGCGGCAACACGATCGGCGTTCCGCAGATCCCGAAATTCCACTCCGGTGGTGTGGTACCCGGCGCACCGGGCTCGGAGATGCTGGCGGTTCTTCAGGCGGGTGAGACGGTCACTCCGGCGGGAGGCGGCACGGTCATCGAGATTCGCTCTGGAGGTTCACAGCTTGATGACCTACTCGTGGAGATCCTGGGCCGAGCGATTAGTCGTCGTGGCGGCAATGTTCAGTTTGTTCTTGGGGGTCGTCATGCCTAGCCCTAAGCAAGATGTGACAGTGGAGCTGTTCTATGACGGCGGCTGGTACGACATCACTCAGGACGATGATGTGCTCTCGGAGCAACCGATCGTCATCACTCGTGGCCAAGGGGAGGAATCTCCCGCCCTTCGTCCGGCGACTGTGTCGCTGCGACTGGCTAACGACGACGATCGGTACCGCGTAAGTAACCCCGAAAGCCCGCTGTACGGCAAGGCCGGCCGAAATACGCCATTGCGCATCTCCGTCGGCTCATCGATTCGAGCGATCGTTAAGGGATCGAGCTGGCGGGCCGGGCAGAGCCGAGACTTCCGTCAGCACCCTAGACGAGGTAAGTCGTGGGTTGACCTTCAGGGCGGCGGGCTTGCTCAGCAGATCAACCAGTGGAAGCAAAAGCTCCGGTCCGCGCTGTACCGTTCAGTAGGTCTCAGTGGGACCACACCCGCAGAGTGGTGGCCGATGGAGGATGCCGCAGGGTCCTCCGCCGCAGTATCCGCTGTAGACGGTCAGTCAATGACCCCGGTCACGGTGGTTCGGTACACACTCCCGGACGGCTCTCCGCTGGCTCCTGGCGGGGCTCCCCAGTTCGCGCAGGGTGCGGGGGTGTCGGGGTCCGACCTGCTTCCGTCGTTCCAGCAGGGCGGGACGCTACGCGGCCCTATCCGGACTACGACGTTCAACGGGTACGCCATCGACTGGGTGATGCAGTTTCAGGGGGGTACCGATAACGGCGGAACAACGTCTGCCGACGTGTTGTCGTGGCGTGAGGCTGGAACGTACGTACATTTCACCGTCAACGTAACTAAGAACTTCGTGACGGTGTTCCACTCGAACGCGGCCGACGATGCCACCCTGTCTTTCACGGGATCGGCCACGGCCGCCCTGGACCCGTACGATGGTGCAGCGCACCACTACAGGTATCAGGTGCGCCAGAATGGTGCCAACTACCAGGCTGAGCTGTATATCGATGGAGTGCTGTACGCCACGGCCGACAACTTCACCCCCGGAATGGCCGGTACGGTTGGTGCCCCCACCTTGGTCGAGTGGAATCCTGCCGAGGACCGAGGCGACTACATGCCGAGCGCAGCAGGCCATCTGATCGTGTGGGCCAGCGGCCAAAACGGAGACCAGCCAGCCGTCTTTAACGCGCTTAACGGCCATGCAGGTGAGCTTGCTTCCTATCGTGTTGGGCGACTCTTGGAGGAGCACAACATCGATTACTTCGTAAGCGCTAGCTTCGACAACTCGTCACCGATGGGTGCTCAACGTGTAGACACCCTCGCTAATCTGCTGAATGAGATCGTGTCCACTGAGGATGCACTACTGTTCGATTATGCGAACAGTGCTCGGTTGTTCTTCCTAAGCCGCGCTGACCGGTACAACCAGGTACCGGCGCTTGAACTGTACCCGGAGGATTTGCCTTTCCTGCCGGAGGAAGTCACGGATGATCTGGACGTCCGCAACGTCGTCACAGCGGCGCAACGCGAGGGAGGTGACTACACGGCGGTCGATGACACGAGTCCATTGGGTACGCAGGAACCGCCCGATGGTGTGGGCGAGTACCAGCAGCGTGTAGACGTCAACATCGCAGATGAAGATGACTTGCCGCAATACGCGAACTGGTGGCTACGGCGCGGCACCGTAAACCTTCCGCGGTATCCCCGAGTGATGATTAACCTCGCGGCGCTTAGTCCCTCTCGCATCGCCCAGATTGAGGCCGTTGACATCGGAGATGTCATCACCATCACTGGGTATCGGGAGTACACCATCAGACTTCACGTGCTTGGGTACCAGGAAGTCATCGGCTCGCATTCTCGAACGATCACCTTCAACTGCGCTCCGGATCAGCAGTTTGCAGGAGGCGAATATGACGACGGAATCGTCCGGTATGATTCGTCCAGCACGACTGTAAAGACTGCGGTGACTTTGACCGGCACCTCAATAACTTTCCGCACTACCAACATACTAGATCTGTGGTCTACCACCGGCACGCCCTATGACGTAGTGATTGCGGGGCAGCGCTCGAGAGTTACCAACATGGGCGCGGCTTCATTGGTATCTGGCGCCTACGAGCAAACGGCAACCGTTGTGCGGGGCATCGATGGCATCCGCAAGACGATTGCGGCGGAAGAACCCATCCACGTCGCCACCCCTGGGAGGTATTCGCTGTGACCGTCTTCGCCGGAGATCCAATCAATGCTAGCGACATCAACGGCATTATCTCCAAACTACCTACCACATATACCAAGCCAAGTTCCACTAGCCGCAATACCACCACCACCCTGGCAGATGATCCTTTCCTTTCAGGAATTCCTCTCCTGGTCGGAACCTACGATATCGAATGTCTGATCTTCTTCACGACCGCCTCATCTACCCCAAAGATTAAGACCCAGTGGGCGTTTACTGGCACCTGGGCATCTTCCACGCGTGCTTGCTTTGGACCAGGCGACACCAATACAGCCGTCCCCAGCCTGGCCACCCCTACGACGGTTCGTGGCTACACCACGGATGCACAGGAAGCCGTGTACGGAGCAGCCAACTCGGGGGCGTACTCCGCCGTCCGAGAGCTGGTGAGAGGCGTCACGGTCACCGTGGCCGGGAACCTATCGCTTAAATGGGCTCAGTCTGTCTCGAACGGAAGCAATACCACAGTGCAGCAGGGTTCCGCTTTTCTCGTAACCAAGACTGCCTAATTGGAGGGCGTAGTAATGGACGTTCAGGACTGGCACGACATCGAGTACTTCGAGCCAGGTCAGGCGGGGAGTTCCTACACTCTGTCACTGATCACCGGGAGCCTGTCGTCGCAACAGGTCAAGCAGATTGCCGAATTGGCCATCTCT